ATAATAACCTACCCGACTTTTCTATCGGATAGGTTCATAGGAGAAAAATTATGTTCGATCATTTGAAAGGAATAAAAATAGAAAGGTTTACATGAGGTAAGTCGTTTAATAACTTACACTATCATAATAACAGCGTTAGTGACGTTATTTTTCCAGACTTTTTCCAAACGGTCCAGCAGTTAATCGAAAAACTGGATAGTCGTTGTTTGGAAATTGCGATAATTGATAGTTACCAGCTTTTACTACTTTTAATTCTACTCTTTCGGCGAATGCTTCTAAAATACTTTTAGCTTTCTTCCCTTCTTCTAACATTTCATCATCTTTTATTTGAACAATAATACCAATATTGCCTACATATTCTCCTTCTTTTATTTTTGTTGATATTGCTTCTAAAATCTCTATAGCTTTCATATCCTCACTCCTAATGCATAATACCTAACTCATCTGCCAATCTAATAAGTATTTCTTTCCTTAACTCATAAGCTGTTGATTTACTCACACATATTTCTTGAGCAACACCAGTAAGGTTTAATGTTCTCGGCTTTTTAAAGTAATATATATCCATGAGCTGTTGACTCTCTTTACTACTTGTTTGATATACAATATCTATAGCAGACTTCATTCTAGCTAACTGAGATAAACGTCTATCATTCACTACACGCGTTGCTTTTATCTCCGTGACACTAACGTTACTATGCACTCTATCTCCGCCAATATTAGTGTCAGTGGGTTGCCAAGGGTTCAATACTTCTTCTCTCACACGTTGGATATCTTTATCTATATGCCTATAATTGCTTAATTCACTTTCTAAATAGCGTTGCGTTGATTTTCTTAATCCCATGCTTACCCTCCATCCCTCTTAGTTTTCTTTTTATTAATTCGCTTTTTGTGTTCTTCATACTTTAAATTTTGAAAATCATTACCGCCGTCATATTCATCCATTTTACTTAATATACTTTCTAAAGCTACAATTTCACCGATTTTAACATGGGTACTACGGTCTTTATCGTTTTGCATCATCAAAATTAAACTAAGAACTAGAGTTTTTAATTTAATCCACTTGGATTTATAAAACATCACTTACCCTCCATTCTCCAACTTATCTTTCAATGTCTTAATCTCATACTCTTTCACTTCTAACTGATGTTTTAGATCATTCTGTTCAAGTATAGAGCCAAATAGTAGTAAAACTAATATAATGATTGCTATTACGCCCCACATTGTTTGACCACCTCTAAATTAGGTTTGTGTTCTAGTACACGTCCGTTAAAACTACATGCATCTTCTTTAGCTGAATATAAATCGTCGTAAGATAAAGCTTCAAATACATTGTCAGTGATTATGCATGTGTTTCCATAACTACCTATATATTTTTTCACTAAATATACTCCTTTTTTTAACTCAACCACGTATTTGCCTATGTTGTTTTTATTATCCTTATTTTTCAACCAAGATACCTCTCTTTCTAAATGTAACTTATCTAATTGCAATCCATGTTTATCTTCCTGTAACTCATTAACTCTTTTCTCTGCTTTAATCCACTTATATATAGCAAAAATACACAGTACTAACACAATTATTACCGATGAAAAACTTATCCAAATCACATTAATAACCTCCTAAAATCCCAAAATATAAAAAGTGTAAAAATAGCAAGATAGAAAGTAAAAACATGGTAACGGAAAACCCAATCGTTACATATTCCTTGTATTTAATTCCTTCAACAAAAAGATATATTATAAATATCTCCATTAAAACAAAGACTATAGACAATGTTATAATTGTAATCATATATATAATTTCACCCAATATTTAATAACCTCCGTATATGCCATTTAAATGAGCGTGGTCATTCTCGTCAAAGTCCTTAGGCACTTCCACCTCATCATTTGCAGTTAACTTATAATACACTTCTCTACCAATCCATTTACCTAACTCATACATAGCGATAGTAAACCAAATCTTTAATATTCGTTTAATCAACCTGCTCACTCCTTACCTAATATTCTTTTAATCTCTGCTACTATGTCTTTAGAATCCTGTTGATCCAAATCCGTCTGTCCCTCTCTCTGACTCACTGCTAAACTCCTCTACTTCTTTTAACTCTGGCGTCCAAATAGGTACGATGACCAGTTGAGCTAGTTTGTCGCCTTTTTTAATAACATAGCTTGTGTTTCTTGGTTTAAAAATATCTAGCGGATTAGAGCTTTGCTCATCAATTGGTGCGTTAAAGCTTCCGTCGTCAATCATTTCATCTTTTATATCTTTATAGATAAATTCATCTGCATTTACTACTTCAATATCATTCTTAATATTAATCTTCATATTACCTTGAAAACCTGCGTCTATCTTTCCTGTTTCAATCACTAAATGTGTTTTGCTACTTACTCCACTTCTTGAAGTTAATAACCCTACATACCCCTCAGGAATGTTTACTGCTACATCTGTTTTGATTATTGCTTTCTCCTGTGGCTCAAGTATTACTGTTTCTGCTGAATAGATATCGTACCCAGCATCTAATCTATCTCTTTTCGGCATAGTCGCGTTTTCTGATAATAATTTAATTTCTAATGTATTTGTCATTTATTGCTCCTCCTTGATTTCTTGAACTTCTACAATTTCTCTTTGTAACTTCACATTGTTAGGGTGGCTATTAAATGCTTCTTGCCCTTTTTCTTTAGCTTCTTCAACACTATTTGCTTCAACTATATAACATGGATGAAAGAAGAAAGCTGGATGAATAAACGTTTCAAACATCACTCTATATTTTTTCATCACTACCACGCTCCAAATCACTTAATAAATTTTGAAACTCATGCGTTCCGTCGAGTTCGTCCATGCGTTGTAATTGTTGTTTTAAAACTTTCCTGCCAACCAATATATTTGCTATCTCAACAGTTGGTAAATCGTTTGATATTTTATTGTTTTTGCCACGAAGTTCAATATACTTTTGCATCAATTCTTCTTTTAGCGTTATCCACTTTTTATCCTTCATGGTCGACCTCCAAATCATCCAATATTTGCTCTAATAAGAATAAGCATTGATTTAACTCTTTATTTTTTATAGCTTGTTCTATTTCGGTTGTGTAAGAGTTACTAATTAAATCAAACGCCTCTGCCTTCTTTTTAATCTCTGACATATCATTGATGAGTTCATCACGTTGTTTCTTGTAAGCGTCGCGTTCATCTCTGAACTTCCACCAGTCACTACGTGGATAGCTTTCATCCCAATCTAAGTCATTGTTTCTAATGAACTCTGATACTTGTTCCTTAGTTATTCCTGCCACTTCCTATCCCTCATTCCATTTCGATTTTGGTTTCAATAATCCTGCATTTCTTAGCTCATCGTTTAAGCAATATTTACCGTTCTCGTACCACACATTAGCTAGATACCTACCAAACACATCGCTCTTGTATGTCTGTACGTATATCCTCTTGCCTTCTACACACGCTTTAGTAAAGTCGGTAGCTTCTTTATAGTTCTCTTGACCTCTTTCTGGTGTATCTACATTAAGTAACCTTACTCTACGTTCTGCAGTTGTCTTGAAGCCTAAATCCAGTAAAATATCTATCGTGTCACCGTCAACTACATTGGTACATATAGCTTGGAAAGTATATAAATGATTTTTTATATCTATCTCAAACACTCCTTTATTGATTAGGTAATCCATAACTCATTAATTCGTTATATAATATGTCATCTTGTAATTCACTTATTAAATTGCTTACTTCTTTATGCGTCATAGCTTTTATTTCTTTACGACTATAATCGGTAAGTGACGTTTGTCCTTGCAAACTACAAACGTATTCAACTTGTTTATCTGTTGCCATTCCTTATACACTCCCTGTTCTTTTTAATATCGTTTTCACTAACTTTCATCGTCACTCTGTTCCCTGCTATCTTAACCACAAAGCCTTTGACACCTAGCTGTCGTAATTCACGCTGTATCTCTGTAGGTGTCTTGCCTTGTGCGTTGTATCTGTATCGTTGAGATACCGTGTCACTTAGTAGCATTTATTTTGTCCTTAACTTCTTTTTGTTTGTTTAATAATTTAACAAAGTTGATTCCTGCTTTAGTTAAGTTACGATCAGTTGAAGTTAAATTAAGTTTGTTAATACGTACTAATTCTTTACGACTTACCAATGCTATATTTTCTTCGCTACAGTCTGACCTGTTTTGATTCAAATGTATTAAACAATATCCTTTGGGCACAGGTCCGTGCTTTTGTTCCCATAAATAATGTGTGTATTGTTTCCAGCATTCGTTTTTAGAACCTCTTTTTTTGATTTTTATAAACTTATAACCGTCAGTAGTGATTTTTATCGTTCCTAAAGGAAATGTGTTATCGGGCTTTTGCCCTTTCTTAAATTGAGTTTCAGCGCTTTTACCTCTGGAAGGAAAGCTTTTACCTTTGTTCCAAGAAGGCACACCTTTTTTAAACTTACAATCAACCCCACTTCTTATCCTTTTTCTCGAACAAAAACCTTTCATTTTATCTGTAGTAACATCAGTGCCAAACTCCTTATTAAACATTTCTGTCATTTCTTTCTTAGTTTTACCTTTGATGTTATTTCGAATATATTTTTCATGCTCATCAGTCCATACATGTCTCATGGCTACTACTCTCCTAACAACTTAGGGATTTCTGATTCTGCATCTAATTTTTCATCTTTAAACTTTTGTGCTTGCAGCACTAAACTGCCATTATTAATGATATTTTGAGCTACTTTAGAAACTGCACTAGATCTTTGTAACTCCTCTTTTAATTCTTCGCCTTTTAAATCTTCATCGCTTAATCTTTCTAATTGTGCAAATAAATGATTGTTTAAATCTGTCAATGTGTTTCTCATTTCATTAACCCTCCCACTTCTCAAATGCTCTGTTTAGATACCAACGTGCTTTGTCTAAATCTTCTTTTCCATTCTTACGATTAGCTCGACTGATATATTTGATTGCGTTACCAATTGCAAATGATAACTCTGGTTTGTAATCTTTAGTGACTTGCTCTATGAAGTCTATAATTTCTATTTCTCCATACGTGTAATGTGACGGGTGGTTAACCTTGTCATCTAATGTCTTTTTAGTTTCTTCATTTCTATTAGGTAATGAGTAAAAATCATAACAATCATCAATAGTCCAAGTTCTCCCGTCAATTGCTTCTACATCAGCAACCCATTTATCCATATCAAGACTTGACTGAACTAAACGATAAACATTTTTTATTTGCACTGTAATTTCAACACCGTTAACTTCTTGGATTCTGATTCTATCGCCTATAATCAAATCTTTAATGCTCATGATCTAACCACCTTTCTAGGGAAGATGTCATTCTCCATAAGATGCTTGCACCATTTACCACGAGGGTGTTTTTGAGGCACTGTAAATAAATGTGGTTTCTTACGTTTCAGCTCTTGTAATCTGCGTCGCTCCATTCTCTCTTTATAACTAGCGATGTCGTTCTCTTTAGGTTTTAAACTTTCCCACTCACTACGTCTTACTCCAATAGGTGCTTCTATTGCATCTTCAAATTTCCAACCAGAAGCTAATCTTTGTCTTAAGATATCGGGATTGATATCTGCTTCTTTCATTTTCTCTACTACATCTGGTGTAATAGAGAAGTATTTATTTTTAACTCTCATTTTTGCGATTTCCATTTACTCCACCTCTATTAATTCAACTAGTTCAAAATCTTCGCTCATTAACTCTTTTTCAGGGTTCTTACTGATTAAATCTAAAATGCGTTCCTTTTCATCACTTGCAGTAATTTGATTATTTACCCAAACTGGGTACTTACATCTAACTTTCATTGTTGCTTCGACTGTGATTGTTTCTTCTCTGTTAGCCATTACTCATTACCTACCAATTCGTCATCTTTCCAAATTAAAGTCATCGTATTTCCGTCTTTTATCCAAAACTCTTTGCTAAATCCATCTTTTAGTTCGTTGATAGATTTTCCAACCCGTTTAACTCCACCATCATTTTCAAATATTTCGAACATTTCTGGTATCTTTGTTTCTTCCGTAATTTCTTCTTCAACTTCTACTGTGAAAGTATCTTCTAGTAGATAAGAATAGAAACCACTAAAACATATCCCACCAAGCTTATCGAAATCTACATGTTTAGAGCTCAAACGATTGCTTGTAAACCTTCTGCTCTTTATTCCATTTTCTAATCCCCACTCAATCAATTCTGATAACGTCATTTCAACTTTATTTTTAATCTTTACCATTCTTCATCTTCTCCTTTTTACGATTTCTGCGTACCTTAATTAATTCTTCATACGTTATCCACTCTTGACCTGTATATTTAGGCGCTTTACATATCCATGTAAGTGGTATATCTTTGTTTTGATATCTAAATATCTTTGATTTTATTTTGGCTTCTGGAGTAGGCATACCTTTTACATCTATCACTTCGATTAGCTTGCCATCTTTCCATAAAGCAAAATCTGCTACATAGTTAATAGGTCTAAAATTTTCAAATTTAGGTTGTAATTCGTACTTAGGTTGCAACTCTATATGGTCATATCCCTTACCTAAGTTACGTTCTAAATGTTGGTAATAGTCACATTCAATTTTGCTATCAAACACGACACCTTTATATTCAACTTTTTTAGAATTGTATTTACTCAAAGTTCCACCTCAAAATAATAATTCGTTAATTGTCATTTGCTGTTGCAGTTCTTCTTTTCTGAAAAGCTTATGTTTGCGTTTCAGTTTTTCTAGTTCATCTTTCGTTACTGTTCCTGAGAATGTGTTTCTAAAGTGTATGCCTGCATAGTTACCTAGTTTGAATGTATCTTCTCCTAACGGCGTTACACTGCACATCTTCCAACCGTCAATCTGATATAACGTGTATTGCTTTTTAAGTCCGTCGATAAGTCCCATCTGGTTGCCTCCACTTCGTTTCATTCATGATTAACTCTTTCACTTCTTCATAATCGTCAAAGGGTTTAATGGTTCTAGTATCAAGCAGCCTTTTAACTGCCCACCCAGACTCAATTAATATTTTGGCTATGGTCGGATCTTCTTTATAATCCTCTCGATACATAAAACCTAAAAGTTGCTGATACTCATAAACTTTCATCCATAAAACCTCTGCGTTTTCTTGTAGAAATCAAGGTGTGCCACCCCTGTTTCTCCGTCTTTATTTTTAGAAATAATGAATTCAATTTCCGACTTGCCTGTAATGTTGTCTTGTTGGTCTTGGTCGTAATAATCGTCACGGTATAAGAAGAAAATCATATTCGCGTCTTGCTCAATTCCTCCTGCTTCTCTTAAATCAGACATCATCGGACGTTTGTCACTACGACTTTCTACACCTCTACTTAATTGAGATAGCGCGATAATGATACAACCTGTTTCTTTAGCTATAATTTTTAAATCACGAGAAATCTTTTCAACTTCTAACCGTCTATCACGTTGAGGTACATCTGATTGCATGAGTGTAAGATAATCAATAAATATAACGTGAGGTTTATCTGTTTTCTGCGAAGCAACTTCTCGAACATCTTGTGGTGTCATTTGTGCTTGGTCCTCAATCTTTAAAGAATTACATTTTTTTATTTGATCTATAGCAGACATTACCGATGAAACTTCATCATCATTTAATCCGTTGCCTTGCTTAATTTTAGATAGTGGAATATTTGTTATTGTTGCAACTAATCTCTCAACGATATTGTTACCTCCAGTTTCTAAACTAAAGAACGTTGTAGGATATCCACGCTGCGCGATATTCCACATCATTGTTAATGCAAGAGAAGTTTTACCTAACGAAGGTCTTGCACCTAATACATTCAACTGACCTGGTTCAAAACCAATGATTTTGTTATCTATAGAAGCAATACCAGTTTTAATAAATTGTTTTGGTTCATCAGATAGAATATTTTCTACAACTTCAGCTAGAAAACTATCAGTAGCGTCTGCTTTTTTTATTGTCATACCTTTTAATTTCTCTAATTCCTCTACCAAATAATTAAAATTTTCTTTATTCGGCATTGATTGATATTCTGTCAGCTTCTCACGAGCTTGTGACAAAACGTATTCTTGTAATAGGTTCAATTGGTCGTCCATAAAAAACGCCTTGTCAGTGCCATCTGAGTTGTATAAACGACCTAATCGGTCAGTAGATATAAATTCATTATCATCACGACTTTTAAAGTAGATCTGGTTTACATCGACCTTCCCTTGCTCTAGTGCATACTCAATGAACACTCTTAATTTTTCATCAGTAAACATTTCAGGTTTCAATCTGAATTTACTTAGTAACTCTGGGTTACGCATGAGATTAGATACAATAGATTCTTCGGTACTCAACACATCAATACTCATCATCTAACCCCCAATCCTCTTTCATCTTTTGCCATTGTTTTCTTAATTGTTGCCTTCTCTCTCTAAACTCTTTATCGTGTTGCATTCTGTATTTATCAGTCTGTTCTTCTGGTATCACTGCGCTTTTCATTTCTGGTGGTTTGCGATCAATAATTTGTGCAATCGTAGGTTTATAACGACTTTCTCTAACATATTTCTTTGTTTTGTGTAGTGTTCTGTCGAAATCCCCATATTGTGTGAGTTGTTCTACCCAAAGGTTGTACTTAATTTTATTGAATTTCATATCGTAGACATTATTTATTAACTCTAATATTTCAATTGCCTCTAGTTCAGTCATTGACATAATGTCTAACCTCCTAATAGTTCCTGTTTCTTCTTAGCTAGGTAATCATCTTCTTTTTTGTTTCTAGGTTTAACTTTAGATATTGCTTTCTCTTTAGTATCGACACCGTCTTTACTCCAGTTTTCTAATACTTTGATAAGGTAGTTAACACCTTTGCTATTTTCTCTGCAGTAATCAGTAGCTACAGTAACGATCTCTAGTTTGTTATCTTTAAAATCCTTTATAGCTTCTTCTAGTTGTTGTGCTTTTAATGGACTTTGTATGATTTCTAAGTTATTACTAATATATTGAAATGATTTTGATGTCTCGTCACTGTCTCTATTTATTCTTGTATTATTAATTCTTGTATTATTCTCTTCCGTCTTTTTATGGATAGGGTCTCCACTTTTTTGTGGATACCCCTCTCCATGATTTGACGGATAGGGTGCTGTAATATAAATTCTTCGTTCGGTTACAGTCATGTTTTCATCTCTAATAACCACTGTGTCGATATATCCTTTTTCTTTTAAGTTGCTTATCCAAGTAGATACAGTTTTTTTATGAACGTTATATAGTTCTGCAAAGTAGTTATTACTAGCATATGAATATCCGTATTTATTGGACAAAGCAGTTAATTCGCCATACATAATAACTTCCATTGGTTTTAACTCTTTATCATATCTAACGTGTGCTGGAATGATTGAGTAATAGTTAGGTTGTTCTTTCAATCATCTCTCACTCCTTTCAGCATTTTGTTTAGTCGTTCATCCACAGACACCCAACTGTCTGTTAAGTGATATTTGTTATTAAATGCGTCCATTCCTATTTGGTGCTGTTCGTTGTGATGAGATCTACATAGAGCTAACACTTGATTTCCGAAATGATTAATCTTCGTTCTATCTCTGCCACGTCCTACCGCAAATCTATGTGCTAAGTCGGAATCTGGTTTACCACAGATAACACAGTTACGATTGACTGTTGACCAGTAAAGGAACGCTTTATCATTTTTGAGTAAGTCACTCGTCTTATAATTAAGTGGTATATCGTTGTGAAACACCCAGTCTAGAATAACTTCTATAACTTGTTTGGCTTGTTCTCTAGTGCAGTCGCTCAATGAGAGGCGTTTTTCATAGCCGTAGAGGACTTCTACGTAATCCATGAACAAATACCTCATATAGTCGCGTGGTTGTCCTGTGTAAGCTTCTATGTCGTTACAGAGAGCAAATACTTTTCTACGCTGCTTATCTGTAATCTTGAATGGATCTACAACTCTTACATCTGCTTCTACTTCGTAACCGTTGTCTAAAAGCAATGATGTTTTGTTATCTAGTTCTACTCCTTTGATGACTACAGTCGTTGTACCGTCATCTTCTGTAATGTAGTTTTTTATTACTACCATCTAATCAGTCCAATCAGAAAGGAAGCTCCGATTCCGAAATATCATTGATACCATTATCATTTGCAAACGGGTTATTGCCTGCTGGCGCTTGTCCTCTTTGTTGTTGAGGTTGATTGTTTTGCTGGTTACTACCTTTGCTATCTAAGAATTCAATTCTATTTGCAATCACTCGTACTACTGAACGATTGTTACCTTCTTTATCTTGGAAACGGTCTTGCTTCAAGTTGCCTTCGATTAAAACTTTGCTTCCCTTACCGCAATAGTCGTTTAATAGTTGTGCAGTTTTGCCAAACGCTACGATGTCAAAGAATGATGTGTCATCTTTTTTGAATGGATTGTCCACTGCCATAGAGAAGTTAGTTACTTGTGTTTGTCCTGCTTGTTTAAGTTCTAAATCTTTAGTGATACGTCCTGTTAAAATAGTTAAATTAGTCATTCGAATTCTCCTTATCTAATTGTTTTAGTCCTGCATCTAGTTTTTGATGTGCATTTGCTATATCTTTTTTAGTAACTTTGTTAATGTTTTGAATACCTAACCAACGCATTGTTTTGTCTAGCGTTGCGTCTCTACCTTTTTCTTGAGATAAAGTTACAAACTGGTTGATACGTTCTTCTAATTCTGTAATGTCATTGTCGTTAGCGCTTGGAACTTCTTCCCCGTTGTATATATAAAGACCTAGGCCATGTAATGCTGCAGCTTTAACAAAACAACGTTTTTGAGCTTTATTAATATCGAACGTTGTCGCGCTACCCTTTGCTAAAGATTTGTTTCTAAAATCCAATACTGGAAGCCATTCTGTTTCAGTTTGTCCTTTTACAGTTACTGACACTTGTACGAAGTAACCCTCTGGAGTAGCTAAATAAGGTACAAAATAGTTATCTAGTGGTACATCAGGGTGTACAAATTCATGTGTTTTAATACTGTAGTTGCTGTCTATCTTCTTTAATTCTTGATGAGCGTATGACCATGCTAGGTAGGTTAATCCGTTTTTCTTTTCTACATGATCGTTTACATCTTTCTGATTTAACTGATTAAATAATGTTTCTTCAGTCATACTCAACCTCCTCATATTCAGTTGTTTCAGTTACTTTCTTTTTAATTGCTCTGTGCTTAGTCATGTCGATACTCACATCTTCTAGTCCTGCAAATTCTCTTGCTCTCCGTCTATCTCTTGAATAAGAAGTATCTTCTTCGTTGTTAGGTTTATTAGTGATATACAGGTCGAAAGGAGCGTCTTTCAGTTTAATTAGATATGTCACTGTTTCTTTCAATCCCAATCACTCCTTTATGCAACATGTCGATTGTTCTATCCATGACTTTGATTGTTTCGTTTTGTGTTTCGCATGATTCTATAGCTTTTCTGAAATCTTTTCTAAGTTCGAAATATCTATCGCACATATCTTCGTAACGTTTGTTTAAAAAGTCATAGTCACTTCGTAAGAAATCTAAATCTATTTGGCTTTTGATTAGTTGAGAGTATTCTTCTCTAGTCAACTTGACTGTAATTACCTCTTGCATTTTTTCTCCTCCACTTGTATATTTAAGTTGTATATTTTGATAAATTTTTGATTTTAGACTGTTAGGCGTTGGCGCGTCTTTCAGTCTTTTTTGTTATCTCAATCCACTTTTCCCAGAAGAAACTGCTGAAAATAAGGGTTAACATTGAAAATGCTATTACCGTAAAGAAACCACCTCCTAAAAGTAATGTGATGATCATTGCGATAAACATAGTCATGTAACTTAGTAAGTACTTCATTTATCATCCTCTTCTTTCATTTTTAAAAGTTTTTCTATATATCCTCTTTCTAATGCGAAATCAAATAACATTTGTTGGATGTGTTCAGGCATTACAATCACTCCTCCTCTTCATCGAATTCGATAATTGGTTTAGGCGCTATGCCTATCTCTATATCGATTGCGTCATAATTTAAATCTTCGATAGCTTCTTCAATTTCATTTACTGCACTTTTAATTTTTGATGCTTCAGGTACTCCGTATTGAATTTTTAAACTTTTCATTTTATTCGCTCCTTTAATTTGTTTCTAGTTCTGTTAAAAATTTATTGATAAAGTATTGTTGGCCTTTACCTGTTACTTTAGGCGTCTTACTAATTGATGTATGACCATCTGAATGAGTAATCGAAGTTTCTTTGATTTCAAAAAGTCCACGTTCCATTGAATATTGTGTTGGCATGTTATAATCGACACCTTGACGTTTAATAAGGAATCCATTTTGTCGTAACCACTCAAACAATCTCCTTTGTCCTATATCCACTCCGTTTTGTTTAATGATTTTTGCCAACTCGCCTACTAAAATAGATGTTTTAGTTGTAGCCACTGCGTCGGCAAACAATACTTTAGGTTTATCTTTCTCGATTTGCATTTCCAATTGGTTAATTGTGTTATTTGCTATCTTCAATGCACGTTTCATAATCATTTCTGGACTGTTCCATGCTTTTTCTACTTGGATAAAGTATTGTCTTGCACGTTTACCAGGTTCACTACGTTGGATCATTGCAATTTCTTTTGCAGTGTCTAAAGTGAGTGCGTGGTCAGTTTGGTTTTGGCGACCACCTAATGGGTTATGGACAAAAATGTCCGTAACTGCATAATCGATATTTTCTTCAAATCCGTAATCACTCATTCTTTCAAACCATTTCTTGTATGGTGTCTTAACTTCTAAAGCTTGATGAAGTTCTCGACCGCTAATTGCAATTTCTCCGTTTTCTTTTTCTTGAATATTAAACATTTCTCCGATGTTAGTTTTGTTCTGTGAAATTTTCATCGAACCACCTCCTTAAAATTTCGGTTTTTCCGAATCGTTTCCTAAAAAAATATCATCCACTTTAATATCTAAAGCTAAAGCTAACTTATTTAATGTTTTGAAGTTAGAATTTTGAACGTTCTCTTGAGTTTCCTCAAATCTATAAATAGTTCTTTCCGTAACTCCAGATTTTCTTGATAATTTAGCTTTACTCATTCCTTTAAGAGACCTCCATTGACCGATTGTTAACTTAAGTTTTTCTTTCTCATTAACTGTCATTTGTTTACCTCCCTCTCGCTTAAGTTAACTACATGATAACATTTCGGTAATTCCGAAGTCAATAATTTTATTTCATTTTTTTCGAAATTATTTTTCGGAATAACTGTTGTACATTTCCGGAAATTGTGTATAATATAGGTAGAAACTTTCTAGGAGGTACAACAAATGTTTAGTCAGAACCTAAAATACTTAAGAGAGAAAAAAGGAATGGAACAACTGGACCTTGCAAAAGCATTAGGTAGAAAAAGTGCATCAAGTATTAGTGAATGGGAGAAAGGCAAATACACACCAAAGATGAAAACCTTAAATGAAATTTCTAAATTATTTAATGTAAATATAGATGATTTGATGACAAAAGATTTATCTAGCGATCAAAATCCTGAAACAATAGCAGCACATTTAGATTATTCAGATTTAACAGAGGAGGAACAAAAAGAGGTAGAGAATTTTATTGATTACATAAGAAACAGAAGAAAGTAAGGGGGATAATAAGTGGGTAAATACGAAGATTTGATGATTAAATACGACCATTTACCTATTACAGAAACTAAATATATGCCGGACTTCATGTCCGGTCTGTATTTGGACGGGGAAATACTCATCAATGATAATCGGAGTGTTAGTAAAAAATTAGAAACTTTAGCAGAAGAAATCGCTCATCACGAAATAACATACGGAAATATATTGAATACAAACGATTTTCAAAACAATAAATATGAATTAAAAGCACGAAAATTAGCTTTTGAAATGCTGATTGACTTAGATGACTTAGTAAAAGCTCATAGTGAAGGTGTTAAAAACATTTATGAACTTTCTGAATTTTTTGAAGTGACAGAACAATTCATCAAAGATTGCTTAAAACACTACAAAACGAAACACGGAAATAAGGTCAAACATGATAATTATTTAATCACTTTTGAACCATTAAATGTAAAGGAGATATAAAAAATGAAAAAAACAAGAATAGGAATTAAAGACGGATATGCTATTGGTAAAATTAAAGTTGAATTAACTAAAGAAGGACAAAAAGCCTTTATGATGTTGGACGATGAAGAAAAATTAAGACTGGCGCATATGCAAAGAGCTAACGATCCTAGACTCAACGAAGAAATTAACAAAGCATTAGGTATGGAAGAAAAAATAATGACTAAAGACGAGAAAAAGCAAGAAAGATTCGAAAAAGGTATCGAAAGAAAAGGTTTAAATAATCCAAGTGAAGTAACTTCAAACGCCATTTTGTCACAAAATAAAGCTGGTAACTTTGAAGATATATACGACTTAGTAGGACGAGGTTCAACAATGCTAAGTCAAAAAGAACAAGCTAAATTCAAACACTATTCAGAAATGAGAAAAAACACTTTTGTTCAAATAGCACAAAATGATGAGATAGTAAAACAGAATAAGAAATTACTAGAACAAAATGATGAAATTATCAGTTTACTTAAACAAATAGCTAACAAAGGAGAAATGTAGAATGAAAAAGGTTTTATTTTTGATTTTCGCAAGTTTATTAGTATTAGGTGCATGTGGTAACAACGATAGTGAGAAGAAAGAAGATAACAAAACATCTGAACACAAAAAATCTAATGATCCAAAGAAAGATAAAAAATTAGAAAACAAGGATAAATCAAACAAAAACACTAATGATGATAAACAAGAAGTTAGTTCAGATGATAGTAATAATGATACTGCTAACAATGAATCTGAAAGCACATCTAAAAACGATAATAAGAAAACTCAAAGTGCTAACAGTAATAATGAACGTCCACAGGGTAAGACAGTTCAACCAACGCAACAAAACCACCAACAACAATCTAACAATAATCAACAATCTCAAAATAACAATGGTTATATGACACAAGAACAAATTAATGAATGGAATAAAAACAAACCTACTACACACGACGAGTCACAAATGGGTTATGGTCGTGGAGATTATGAACAGGCACGTAAAGATAGCGAGAAAGTTTGGAACGATCCTAACGCTCATGTAGGAGGTCCACGTTGGGTTGGCAAAAACGAAGGATATGAGAGTTGGGCAAAAAGACAACAAGAAGTTCAAAACTCAATAGCTGAATAGTTGTATGGGTACATTAGTACCCTTATTATTTTTTACTTTTTTAGGGAGGTGATGAATTATGAACGTAGGTATTTACGTTCGTGTCAGGTCAGTACATTAGAACAAAAAGAACATGGCTATTCTATTGAAGAACAAGAAAGGAAGCTCAAATCATTTTGTGAGATAAATGACTGGAGTGTATCAGATGTATTTATTGACGCTGGTTTCTCTGGCGCTAAGCGTGACAGACCGGAATTACAACGTATGATGAATGATATTAAACGGTTTGATTTAGTTTTAGTGTATAAGTTAGATAGGCTTACACGTAATGTACGTGACTTATTGGACTTACTAGAGATATTTGAACAGAATAATGTGGCGTTCAGAAGTGCTACTGAAGTGTATGATACATCTACAGCTATGGGTAGACTGTTTGTTACATTAGTTGGCGCTATGGCAGAGTGGGAAAGAGAAACCATTAGAGAGCGTGTTATGATGGGTAAACGCGCAGCGATTAAACAAGGCATGATACTTACACCACCACCCTTTTATTATGATCGTGTAGATAACACTTACATTCCTAATGATTATAAAAAAGTAGTTTTATGGGCATACGACGAAGTGATGAAAGGTAATAGTTCAAAAGCTATAGCTAGAAAATTAAACGATTCAGATATACCACCTCCTAATGGCAAAAGGTGGGAAGATAGAACAATAACGAGAGCGCTAAGAAACCCTATAACAAGAGGTCATTATACTTGGGGAGATGTATTTATAGAAAACTCTCACGAGCCTATCATTACCGAAGAAATGTATCAACAAATAAAAGAAAGATTAGAAGAACGGATCAATACTAAAATAGTCAGTCACGTATCAGTATTCAGAGGTAAATTTATTTGCCCGAGATGTGGTGGCACATTAACAATGAACACAGCAACAAGAAAGAGAAAAAAAGGGTATGTTACTTATAAAACGTATTATTGCAACACGTGTAAGACTAGAAAACAAAGTTTCGGTTTTTCAGAGAATGAAGCATTGAGAGTGTTTCGTGATTACCTATCTAAACTAGACTTAGATAAATATGAAGTAAAGACAAAACAAAAAGATGATGTTGTTACTATTGATATAGATAAAATTATGGAACAACGTAAAAGGTATCATAAGTTATATGCTAAGGGGTTAATGCAAGAAGAAGAATTATTTGAATTGATTAAAGAAACAGACGAAACAATTGCAGAATATGAAAAACAAAAAGAATTAGTACCCAGAAAAATACTAGATATAGATAAGATAAAAAGTTTTAAAAATGTATTGTTG